AGAGAGTGCTGCGCTTGCGTCTTTAACTGCGTTCTCTTGTCCTTCGTTTGCTGGAGTGATTGCAGTAATGTTCAGCAATTTCTCTGCTGTGATGAGTTTGAATGATGGACTGCCTGCTCCGTTAATAAGGTTAGAACGAATGCTTGTGATGTTCTTCCAAGCCGCTGCTTCTTTTGGAGTTCCGAGTTCTTCCAATACTTCATAGAACTTTTTAACAAACTCATATCCATCATCGCTGGACTTAGAATTTACGAAGCGTTTATAGAGTTGCTTGAAGTATAGGGTTTGGCACTCATTGAATCGGCGAATCTGAGTTCCAGAGAGTTTAGCTGACTCAGCGGCATCCAATTCTGCTTCGCCTTTAGTGCGTTGCTTTCCTCCAGCGGTTGGTGCATTGATGCGATACTGCCCCATGCCCCTATACATATCTCCCATGAAGAACTGCATGAAGCTCATGCTTTCTCCTACGGGAAGTTGAAAGCGGTTCTGGATGAACTTTGCGCCATCTGGCATTACGCTAATTGGCAACCACTCCATCTGCTTCAATATCTTAGTAGAGTCTGGCCCTTGACCTTCGATCATCAACATGGAGTTGAGGCGAACTGCATCAACCAACGAGTTCATTGTGAAGTCATACTGGCGGCAGGCGACGAATGCTGATTCCGCTTGGCTCTTAATGTCTTGGAAGAGTCCGCTGCCCACTGAATCAGTAAGCATATACATGATCTCATCCCATGAGTTGAAGAGTCCAATCTTCAGCATCATAAACCCGTGTTGGCTTCTGACATCATCTTCGCTGATCTTACCTGCTCCTTTGATGTTGGAGTTAATGTAGTCAGAGATTGGTTGATAGTCTTGAAGGATGATTGCTTTACTGATTTTGCCGTCAAACTCTCTCCAGTAAACTTCGTAGAGGTCAATCTTTTGGTTTACTGAAAGTGACCAGTTGAAACCCGCTTCGCTAATCGTGCGGAAGAAGTCTTCGCGTGTCTTGCGGTTGTTGCTGAATGCGCGATGAAAACGGATTGCGTCAATTGCTGCATCCACATTCCATCCCATTGCTTCTGCCGCTGCACGATTCTCAATCTTCTTGTAGAGTTCGTATGGAGTCAAACGAACGCGACGAACGAATTCCTCAAGATTGGAAAAATCAATTCGGATGTCATCTGGAAAAAGAAGATCAGAAAGGTAAACGTGTTCTGGCATCCATCCCATAGGGCTATCCCACATTCCAATTCCTTTTCCATACAGAAGCATTTCCTCAAGGTCTTGCTCTGCATTGTAAAGGTATCCGGGCCATTCGCGGAGTGCTTGGTCAAATGCCGTAGTAATGTTTTCGGTATTTACGAGGCGTTCTTTTTCGTTGCCATATTTTGTCTTGATTGTGCAGCAAGCCTGCCGTTCTGTAATAACATCGTAGTAACTGGACTTTTGGTTATCAACAATAAATCCAAGTTGCCCGTAGTTAACGTCAGATTGCCAAGGTAAACGCTTTTCTGCGAGTTTGCTGTAACCCGTAGGCGGGAACATCTTGTAAGCCTTATAAATGCGAATGCGTTTATTCTCGCGCCCGATATTTGCAAGCCGCAAATGATTTGCTATGTTCCAAGCGTGTGAGGCGTTTGAAATTCGTGTTTCTGGTGGTTTGCCGTCTTGATCTAGAACTGCAAGTGAAAAATTATCGTTGCCAATGCTTAGAGACATAATGTTTATTTTTATCGGTTACGATAATGAGTTAAGCGCGTTCCTTCGTTTATTGCAAGAAGAACATCCGCGAGCTTTATGCTCAAGTTTAGTTCCAAGAACCCTGTCCGTAGCCGCAGCTACTGTGTGAATTGCTTGAGCAATTTTATCTCCAAGTCCATCGCTATACCAGCAACGATCACTTGGTTGACGTTGGCAAGTTTGATCTTCTACCAACTGCTCAATGTTATTTGGAAGTTCAACCCCGTTTGAGCGATAGTCTTTCTGAATATTTTGCATCAAACTACTCCATGTGCTTCCGTAAACAATCGCTGGAAACGTGAGTTTATCACGCTTGATCTCATAACGCCAATACCAACCCCCAACTGGTGCTAGGTTTTTGTTTTTCAGTTTCATCTTGCCTTTCGTCGGAAAATATATTTTCTTATTGATATGTCAAGAGTTTTTTCTTCAAACAAAGGTATTCGTCGTTACGGAATTCAATTCCCAGAAAACATGGATGATCTTGGTATTGAGTTATACTGCTACGCCATAAGCCGAGGGGAATACGGAAAAGACTATTGCAACAAACAGAATATAAATCTGTCAGATTTTAAGTTACTCTCACCACACGAACACTTCATAAATGCCGTCAAACTCCAATGGCCGACTGAAGTTTCTATTTACAACAGAGGTTATACAAATACTCAGCTACTTAGAACGCTTGAAGAACTATGTAACAATAACGACATTTGTTTGGCTGGCGCGGCCTCTATGGGTAAGTCGTTTCCTGTTGGTCTTTGGATTTATCTTGATTGGTGCGCTGCCCCGCACTGCACTTCTTCTTGGGTTGCTACTACTACATTGGGCGCATCTGAAGATCGTATCTGGGGTATCATTTCTAAACTCTGGAAGTGCGCCCGTGTTCAGTTTGGTAAGTTAATCGACTATCGCCACATGATTGTATGGGGTGGCGCGTCTAACGATGAGGATAAAGATTATCGTAATGCGATAAAAGCTCTTGCGTTTCAGTCTGGTAATGAAGGTCAGAAGGCTATTGATACTACCCGTGGTCGTAAGAATGATCGGATTAGGTTAGCCCTTGATGAGTTGCCAGAAATGGAGTTAGGCGCAATTACCGCTAAAGTCAACTTATCCGCTAACAATGATATAACCTTTATTGGTATCGGAAACCCATCTGGCGGTGATAATCCTCACACTCGTTGGGCGATGCCTAAAGGCGTATCTAACTTCGATACAGTCAGTCCAGACATGGATAAGTGGGAAACTGAGACTGGAGTTTGCTTGTTTTACAATGGTATGCGTAGTCCTAACTTCGCCGCACCTGCAAGTGAACCATCTCCATTTCCGTTTTTGATGGATCGTAAGAAGCAGGAAATCATGCTCAAGCAGTGTTATGGAGATGAAAATGCTATTGACTATGTTCGTAATGCTATCGGTTGGTGGCCGAAATCGGGATTTGCTCAGACAATTCTAACCGCTGATTTGATCCGTAATGCCGATACCAACGAAGAGCCACTTTGGGATTCCGAAGGGTTTACTAAGGTAGCTGGATTCGATACTGCATTTACAATTGGTGGGGATAGGTGTGTGCTCACTATCGCAAAACTTGGGTTCGTGCGCGGGACTCGCAATCGTGTCATGTGGTTGGAAAGTCAGAAGGTAATTCAACTATCTGCTAATGCCGCTGCCGAGTTTGAAATCCAACTTGCTACTGAAGTTGTTCAGTTGTGCCGTGCGGCTGGAGTTCAACCATCTAAGTTTGGTATGGACGTGTCCGGTGATGGTGGCCGAGTTGGACAAGCTATCATCCGTGAGTGGCTACGTTTTGACGCTTCTGGCGCGGCAATCGCTCTTATCTCATCTATGGGTAAACCTACTGAACGAATCGCGGCAGAGGTTGATAAACGCCCGTGTAAGGATGTTTACGATAGGCTGGTATCTGAATACTACTACTCAGCCTATCACGCTTTTAAGAGTCGCGTTATCTTTGGTATTGATCCTGCTTCAGATTTGGCGCGTGAACTTTGCCTGCGACGATACACGATCAAGTCCAAGAAGATTGCGATTGAGACTAAAGATGAGCTTAAAGGCAGAACTGGATACTCGCCCGACTTGAGTGATAGCTTAATCTATGCCCTCGAAATGGCGCGGCGTAATGGACTTGTTTTTATCGGAAACGATAAACCAGTTCCAACTAACCGATTCTGGGCGCGGGATGAGGTATCAATTGATACCACTCTAGACGATGACTATGGATCAGACGATAACGGAGATTGGTAATTAATCCAAAATACCTTCAAGCTCCAAAGTATTTGCTACTTCTTCTGGAACTACGATACGGATTACTTTCTCTCCGTCAAGATGTCCGAGGGTTTCATGCAGTCGGATGTCACTTTTCTTCACCCAACATTGATTGAATTTCTGACGAAACAAAATCTTCTCCGGTGTATTACTTACTTCGGTTCCCTCGCAAATGATGCGGGATTCAAATGTATTATTTGTAGTCATAAATTAAATAGCCCATCTCACGCGCCCATGCAGGGTTATCGTGAATGCGGTTGTGGCACAAACGACAGGTTGCCATAAATGTTTCCATGTTGTAAAGGTTCTTTCCGCGCTTGGCTTTGTGGTGAATATCGGTAGCAGGACAACCGCATACTTCGCAATCTGGATGAAAATTAAAATAAAGATTTCGAGCTACTTTATATTTTTCGTTCTCTTCGCGCTTGCGATTACTAAATGCCTTTAGCTTTCCTCCTCGTTTTTTGAATCCTGTTTTTGCCTGTAGGGGCGTTTTTCTTTGTAGCATAGGGCGATTACTTTTTCGACTTGTTCTTTCTTTAGGATACTCTTGGAGTTTACTTCAATCTGGTTGACCAGTGATCCTGTCACGCCGATCTTGTCTCCAAGCTCACGGACAGTCAATTTGAGCAATCTCCTTGTTTCACGAAGCTGGCTTGCGAAAGTTTTTCGTCCAAGAGAACGGATCGTGCGGGATTGCTCGTAGGCACTCATGCAAGATTCATAAGCGGTTTCTAATGGATGTTTCATTTCCAGAAAAAATAAACCAAGAGTATTGACAAGTCAACACTTTTTTGTTAGTATGATTGTTTATGGATAACACAAACCCTGCAAACAATTTAGATAAAAATTTGGAAGAGCTTCTTGTCAATGTAAGGAAGACAGTTTTAGTTACAAATATGTCTCTCGCTACTTCTATGAATAGCCCATTCATGGCTACCTATGAAAACCAAAAGGGCATCTGCTCGCTGGCTATGAGGACAAATAATACAGCTATCTTGGCCGCAACATCAACCGGAGGTAACATAGTTTTTAAATATGATCTTGTTATCACTGATGAAGGTATCGGTGAAAGTCGCACTATCATTCAATGCGAAGATGCAGAAAGTGCAGATGAAATCTGGGAACTCATAAACGGAAAGATGTATGATTGGTCGCAGGGCGCAATTGAAGAAGTAAGTATAGAGTGATTATCGTTACCGATAATCTGGAGTATAATGTATGACACTTTTTAAAATGTGACTGCATTTATTCCAAAAAAAATATGCTTGACATAGAATACAACCTGTAGTAGTTTTCAGTCGTGCGAGAAATCGCGCCTTCGGGGTGAGAGCCGAAGTGAGGTCAGGAATTAAATTAACAAACAAACTATATGATCCCTTGTGGTGGTAAACCACTCTCATGCGTCAGTTGCCGCTTCCTGTCGCCATCACAAGGGGTCGCCTTTTTTTAAATGAGTGTAAGAATAATGTCAGAGGTCTTTGAGCGTAGTAAGACTCAAGGTAACGCAAGGTTGGTTCTTTTGTCTTTAGCTGACTCCTGCAATGACGATGCTAGTTGCTGGCCGTCTATACGGAAGATTGCAGAAAAAGCAAACATCTGTGAACCTATCACAAAAAAGTATCTGAATGCTTTGATTGAGATAGGAGTAGTTACGAGAGATGAACGCGAAGATCATTTCGGAAGGCAAACATCAAACCTCTACACGATCATTGTTGATAAGATCGGTGATGATGAAATACCAAAATTTGTGCTTCAGCAGGTTATATCACCAAGCAGAATTAAGTCAGTTGAGGGGGTAACCCGTGTTAGTGGGGGAGGGGGTAACCCCGTGCAGAGGGTGGAGGGGGTAACCCGGGTTAGTCTCCCTATAATGAACCATCATAAGGAACCCAAAATAGAACCATCAAAGGAAAGTTCGGCAGTGGCCTCACATTCCTCAACTCAACCAAATCTATTCCCGACTAACCCAAGTGAAGCTAACGCTTCGGGTTCGGCTACCGCCAAACTGAAATCTGCCGATGGCAAAGAAACGGCCCCCCATTGCGCGGCCCCCCCACGAAATAAAAAATCGTCAGCTACCCAAATCGAAAAACCCGCTGGAGTAGGCGAGCAAGTCTGGGATGACTTCATCGCCCTCCGTAAAGCCAAACGCGCCCCGCTATCAGCAACCGCCCTCGCGTCTATCGCCAAAGAAGCGGAGAAGGCAGCGATGCACATTGAGGAGGCACTGACCGAATGCGTCACTCGCGGATGGCAGAGCTTCAAGGCTGAATGGATAAAACCAAAAACAATTACCAAACCAGAACGATTCTCCAACTTTTAAACCTAACATGAAAAAAGTCCCAATAGCACGAAAGAGTGAAGCGGCAGTGTTGTCGCTAATCGCAATCGACAGAAACATCCTCTCCCAACAAACATGGGATAGCGATTACTTCGCCATACCTGCCCACAGAATCGTTTTTAATGCGCTCCAAGGGGTTCACCAGCGGACAGGGGTTTGCTGCCCGTTTTCTGCCATCGCAGAGTTGGAAGCAACTGGACAACTGGAAGCGGCGGGTGGTGAAGAATCTGTCCACGACACATTATCCACGATGAACGTAGCTTCGGGTAAGGTTTGCCAAGACATGGCTGACGATTATCGGAAGCATCTGCACCGCACTAAAGCCTACCGCGATGTTCTTACACTCATGGAGAAGGAAGAAGTAAACCTCCGCTCAGGAAAGGCCGATTTGAAGGAATTATCGGAAACGATAATGAGATGCGCCGAGGATCGGACAACAAAAGTGAAACCAGTCAAAGACCTTATCATTGAAATCATCGACGAGATGGAAGGTAAAGCAGTAAAAGAATTCTTTCCTACTGGATTGCTCAAAGTTGATCGTGCGTTGAAGGGCGGAATGCACAAAGGAGAGATGATGACAGTAGCATCAGAGACTGGTGGTGGTAAATCCATCTATCTTGTGCAAGCTGCACTAGCAAATCTACAGGAAGGTAAGTCAGTTCTCTTCTTCAGTCTTGAAATGAAGGCAAAAGACATCCTAACTCGCATGGCTTGCAACTTGGCAGGGTATGCAATCAGAGAACCAGAGGATTATAAGAACGCAAACCAACTAGAACTCGCCAAAATAAGTGGCGCATTGTTAAAAATACACCAGTTACCCATCGAAATCGTGGATGGAGTAGCTGAAATTGACGAGATTGAGGCTCAAATCAACCGATACACTGGAGAAAAACGGGCAGATGTAATTGTTGTGGATTATTTGCAGATTATTTCATCCGATGGAGACGAAAATAGAGAGAGTCAGATTTCAGAAATCGCAAGAAGGCTGAAATTGGCAGCACTCAAGAACAATTCAATCATGCTTACAGCTTCTCAGTTAAACGACGATGGAAGATTGCGCGAATCACGGGCGATCGGAATGCACTCTGACCAAGTAGTGTATATCGAACACATCAAGGAGAAGAGTAGGTTGACGATCAAGAAGAACCGCCGAGGTCAAAGGAATTATATGACTGAAATAATCATGCGTGGAGACATCTCAAAACTTGAGGAGGTATACTAATGACAATCGACCAAGCATACGGAAAAGCCTTGAAGTATTTAGAGGCGGCAAACGTAATCTGGGAGGCTCAAGACAAGGAAAAATATTGCATTGCAAAGAACTATCATAACGAAGGCACTAAGATAATGAACCAATACTTCTCTGAAACAAAAGTATTGACACAGATACAAGATATTGATTTAATGCTCCCATGAATAACACACCAGAGACGGATGCGGCAACGCATGACTTGAGCGATTATGGCCCACCTGTGCCTTGTTCTTGGGGAGATTGGGTAGCCGCTGATTACGCTCGCAAGTTGGAGCGTGAGCGCGACGAGGCGCGGGAGGAACATCGCAAACTAAAAATAATTTTAGACGTAATCAAAAAGGAAACACTATGATTAACTCCAGAGCTAAAGGAGCGAGAGGTGAGCGTCAGTGGAGAGATGAACTCCGTGCTGAAGGCTACACTGCTAAACGTGGACAGCAACACGCAGGAGGACAAGACTCACCAGATGTAGTCTGTGAAGAACTAAAAGGTAAACTCCACTTTGAAGTAAAGTGCGTTCAGAATTTAAATTTAGATAAGGCTTGCGAACAGGCTGAAAAAGATGCTAATGGAATTGGGTGGGCAGTAGCTCACAAAAAAAACAATAAGAACTGGAAGGTAACAATCTCTGCCTCTACGTTCTTCAAACTATTGCGAGACGGCATGGATGGATTATGAAAAGCGAATTTACAATAACAATTGACGATACATATTGCGCTTACAAGTATGTTGTAAATCTTCCAGATACTATTTCAATTCACGATATTATTGACATAGTTTGCGATAAATTTGGAATCGAAACACCAGAAGGAATTTATGAAAAAACCAACAACAAAAGCAGGTAAGGCCGCGAAGGTGGCTAAAATCATGGGTGAATACAAGCGTGGAACTCTCCATGCAGGAGTAAACCCTAAAGGCCCGAAGAAAGCACCGCTCGCTAAGAGTCGCGCTCAAGCAGTAGCTATCGCTATGAGCCAAGCAGGAATGAAGAGGAAGAAAAAATGAAAACTGGACTCTACGCTAACATTAACGCCAAACGCAAACGCATTGCAGCAGGCAGCGGAGAGAAAATGAGGAAGGTTGGAAGCAAAGGCGCACCAACTGCAAAAGCATTTAAACAATCAGCAAAAACAGCAAAGAAAAAGTAACAAATAAATCAAGAAAAAATAATTATATGAAAAAAATGACAACTA